CATCAATCTCAACCCTAATTGGATCTGATAGCATTTCGTTTTCCATTATCTACCTGTCTGTTGCTGTGCAGCTTGTCCTATAACATCTAACATCGATCCTTCACCAACCTTACTACGTGATAATTGATTAGCCATCTTAGATGCTTTTTCTGAAGCCTCTAATGCTATCATTTGATTTTGTTGTTGTAATGCAGCCTCTCTATTTGCTTCAACTATTGTAGGATCTAATATTATCGACGCTGGTGCACCACTCATACTATTAACTTCACGTAATGCTTCATCAATATTAATATTATCTTTAACATTAGGCCATATTTGCGCTGCTTCTCCAGCAAATGCAATTGTGCTACGTATTTGTTCTATACCAACCATCTTTTGTGCTTGTGCTAAAATACTCACATATCTAACCTTTAATTCCATCCCCTGTACTTCTTGTGGCGGTGGTGGAATTAATCCACGTTCATTCATAATATCAAATACTAAATCAATAACTTTATCTAACATCTCTTCTGTCAAATTATGCAACACAGGTCCTAACATCATCATCTTTTCATTCTCACGTTTTGCAACTTCAAACGCAGTAATGTTTGTCCTGTCCATCGACGAGATCATTAAAAATATATCAGCAAACATCGCTCTATTTATTTTCTCATGCAACATGTCAATCGAAACTTTAAACCAATCCATCGACGGATTTATCTGATACGCAGCACGAACGCCAGTATTTGGAACAGTCATACTTGACTTTGTAACACCACCAGGCAATAAATTAGTATGCCCATCAACACTAGCATCCTGTATCGTTGGTGGATTATATATCTTCTCTTGTGTTATTAAATAATCACGATGAACTATTTGTAATTCTTTTATATCACCTAACGCATGCCAACCTGGACCATAACCATACGCAACTTCCGTCGTCATTGTGTCCCAACGTGGTGCTATAACTGGAAATATTCTAAATCCACCTTGCCTTAAAAATAAAACATCATTATTTCCTAACTCCCAATAACACGATGAATAAGGCATGTCAGTCTCATCACTTTTAGCACCATAAAAACGATTTGGCTCAATCATGTGCCTAATCTTTATCATCTGCTCAAGTTGATTATCTTCATATAATGCCTTCACTCGACCTGAACAAGCCTCAAGACCAAACTCATTTACCATCTGCCCAACGCTTAACTCAAACTCTCTTGCAAATGTATTTACACGTCCTTTATGATTAACACCTAAATAATATTCACCAACAGTAAAGCTCTTAGCTCTAACAATATCCTCGTCATCTTCTAATACAATAAAACACCCCGTACCAAATTGAACTAACTCATCATAACAATTCTGAAATACCTTATATAAATTGCTGCTATTAAATACATCAATCATCCGACGATTAACTTCATCTAACCACTCACGAACTCCCTGTGTGCTATCAATAACAATTTTATCTAATTCTAATTTAAACCACGGTCTTGTTTGGTCAGTAAGACCACTCTGCAATCCACTCGCTGTTATTCTCTTTGCATACGTCCCATGACTGTCAAGCAACTTCTTATGATTTATACGTTTACCAATTTTACTCCTGTCACCATCAAATATACCTCTCGTCTGGTCAATATAATCGCTAAGCTCTTTATACCCTTCAATCCAATTGCGGTGAGTATCTTTCAACTGCTCAAATCGCTTCTCTTTGTCTTGCTTGTATGTCAAGTCAGTCATAATTACCCTAATGTGCTCTTACCACTTGTTTGTCCAGTTAATTGCGCTCCTGTTCCAAACATCCCACCAGCTCCTCGTGTTTTTATCGTCGAGGCCATGCCATATCGTAATCGCTCAAGTTGTTTTTTGCGTGCCTCACCAGCTGTTTGTGCCGATACTTCCGACGGTGTTATCACTGGCATCGGCGGTGGTGTCGGTGCTGGCGGTGGTGTCGGTGGTGCTGAAGGTTTACTTCCCATGCACATAATTATCTCCTTATATTAAAAAAAGCCCTGTAAGAGTCATCTCTAAGACTCCCACAGGGCTTCGGTTTTTCCGATTATCCCTACTTAATTTATACTATACTCTCCGTCGATACTACTACCTGCTTATATACTCGACGATAACCTTGTCGCTCACCTTTTGGTGGCTGAAAACTCTCTATCTTATTTATATTCGTTATACCGCCACAATAAAAATTTATCTCTATACGACCAGTAAAGCCACCACTAACCAACCCTTTTATCATCTCTATCGCCCAGCTCATCTATTCTCCTTATAACCCCATCCTAATTCGCATTGCTTCTTTCCAATCCATCCCACTGTGTGTCACTAGTCTATCGTCTGTCGTCGTGTTATTATTCCCATCCAACCTATCCAACGGATGCCACTCTCTTTGCAATTTATTAGCCCCCATCTGCCCATCAGTCATACCTCCCACACTCACCGTCGGGAACTTTGCACCCAACCTCTCATCAACTACCCTCGATACAGCATCCAACATGTCATCATGCGTCGATACAGGAAATTCCTTATATTCCTTCTCAATAAATAAATTAATAAAATCCTCTACCTCACCAGATACATTAACAAAAAATAATTTTCTTGGCAAATAAAATCTACCATTTTCAAAAATAGGAACTAACCTCTTTATCCTATCCTCTTTACTCATCGACCCACCTAGCTCATCTATATTAAACCTATACCCATCCTGCGACTGCACATACCGTATATGCTCTATATCTGCCATCATCCCATATTGCTCATATCCAACCTTCAACGGCCTATGCTGTCTATGCAACCGCATCACCGCCTCACATCGCTGCGTCAAATTCATCCTATCCCTCACCCCATCTACCAAATAATAATTCCCATCCTCTCCCAAACCAACAACCACTATCACCGTATAGTCACTATCCTTCTTCTTACTACTCGCTCCATCTACCAACATATACTTATTCATCCTCCCCAACCGACCTTCGTACCATTTTATCCACTCCGCCCTAAACCCTTGACTCTTATCAGCTGCAGGGTTTAAAAGCATCTGCGATGCGTACACATACACCCCAAGCTCCCTACGCTTCTTTATCAACTCCTCCCTCGTCAGTAAAACTCCCTCCCCCACCACATCTATATCCTCCCTCCCTAACGTCGTCGGATAATTATACCTCGGCCTCGCTATCTGCCTGTCTATTATCATCTTATACGTATCAGCCATGTGATAATGTGTCCCCACAAACCGCTTTCTAGGCTCCCTCCCATCTATCTTCCCCTCCAAATTTAAACTCATCGACAACGCATCATTCGTCTTCTCTATCATCTCACTCGTCGTCACACTCCCTAACGTCACTACATCATCATACACCATTAAACTAAAATGCGACCCCGTCGGCTGTCCATCCACCAACCCCCACGCCTCCACCGTCGCCTCCTTCGGATTCCCCCTCCTCTTTACTATTATCCCGTCATTTAAACTCCACCTCGGACTCTCACTCTCTGGCTTGCCATACAATATATCACTAAATAATTCCTTCAAAAATTCATTGCTCTCAAACTCATACTTTATCTGATGCAAAAACTTCTTCGCTATCGGCCTCGTATGACTAAATATACCCACCGTCTCCTCTGGATCCCTCAAAATATCCTGAACAGTAAGTCCAAACGTTATTATCGACGACTTGTAATGGTACCTCGCCCACAAATCTAACCGCCCATCCCTATCTGCCTCTACCTCCCTACACCTTTCATATATCCAATCGTGATTTATATCCTTACGCTTACATCCTATGAAAAGTAGGAAGAAGAGATCTTCTCTGCATAATCGACGCAACTCTTCCTTATCCCCCCCGGCCAATGTTTGGGCGTAGACCTCAAGAGCCAACCTCCTAGACAAGCCTTGCATTATCATTGAAGCCTACCTTGAGCTTGTTTAATCATGTCAATACGATCAGTAAGTGCAGTGCTATTGACAATTGAAGAAGCTCTAATGCCGTTAATAGGTATTTATGCCGTACAATATGATCTGGTTCAACGTGTTCATCGCCGAATTTATCAATGAACATTTTATTGGCTTGAAGTCCGTCGGATATGGTTTTAAAAATAACCTCATCTTTAATGCCAACAAGGTTAAACTGTTTTTTTATTTTATCTATAAGGGAAGCGTATTGATTATCGTGAATTTCGACGATACCGTCAGATGATATATAATCCTCGACGAGGATTTCATTTTTATCAATATTTTCATTTTCATCATTCACAAAAAATTATATGCATAAAAATTTCAATTTGTCAAGCGAATAATGTTTTTCTTTCTGTTTTTAGTATCAATAATAGTAATAATGGAAAGTTTTTAGTCAACGCCTATATATTAGAGAAAAACATATTAAAATAAAGTTACCATTTTAAACAAACAAAAAAAATTAAAACAATACCGTATAAATTTGGGTCATTTTTTTCACCTTTTTGGGCTGGTTTTTTGCTTTGCTATTATATATATATTATAGTTTTAAACTTATTCCGTCATTTCCGCCAAAAAATTAATATTTAAGAAAAACACGATAAAAAAAAAAGTG